GGTATGTAGAGGGCCTAGTTGTCGGCACCGGCACGATGGTCGACGCTTTCGCAACTTCGTAAAAGGATTGGGGGGCTTCGGCCCTCCTTTTTATACCCATGATCCGAATGATTAACCAAACCGGCGACGGTTACGCAGATGCGTACTCAGAGGCCGAGGCTGTTTCGTATGAGGCCAAGGGCTGGACGCGAGTTAGCGATAAGGGCGATGACCATGTAGCGCTAATCAAGCAGACCATTGAGCACACATTTGCCACAGAAGGCGAAGAAACCGCGCCACGTAAGCGTGGACGGCCCGCAAAGGTTAACTAATGTCTATCACGACATACGCAGAGCTTGTCACGGCGTTGGATGGCGCGAGCGGCTATCTGCACCGCACGGACATTACAGCGAAGATACCCGACTTTATTCGCCTTGCTGAGTCAAAGATAAACCGCAAGCTGCGCCTATTACTGCAAGAGCAGGAGACGACTCTAACGGCGACTATTGGGCTTCGCACTATGGCGGTCCCTACGCGGTTTGGCACTCCGATTGCGCTATGGCTCGAAACATACCAGCCACGCGAAGAAATGATTTACGTGAACCCGGAGGCGCTAGAGGTCACGCAATCAGCAGCGGCAAGTGATTACTACACGGTTGACGGCAACAACATTACCACAGAGAACCCGGCAGACATTGCGTATGTCTACACGCTGCGCTATCTGACTACGTTTGATCTGGCTACCACACTGACGAACACTGTTCTGACTGATTACCCAGACGTTTACATCTATGGCGCTTTGGCTGAGTCGGTGTCATTAACGCATGACTTTGAAAAGTTGCCAGCTTGGAAAGGTCAGTTTGACCAAGCTATCAAAGAGGCGATTTCAGACACGAACGCAACCAAGAGCAAGGCAATGCTGAGAACAGAGTTTTCGGGGTCTAGGCCAAACATCATTCGGGGGTACTAAATGACCGTAGAAGCCGCAACAAAGGTTGAAGACCTTAACTCAAGCTATCCCGCAGCGGGTGATTCAAAAAGCGAAGGCGATGACCATCTGCGCCTTATCAAGTCAACTCTGCTGTACACGTTCGCAGGTGCATCTAGTACAGGCGCTATCGGCTTTAACGTAGTCACGCAATCGCTTGGCAACAACTCAACACTAGCGGCGAGTACAGGCTTTGTATCTGCTGCTGTAGCCGCTGCTGCCTTCGCCACAACGCTCCCTAGTCAGACAGGCAACGCAGGCAAGTACGTCACTACAGACGGCGTAAACGCTTCGTGGGCGTCTGTTAACTCAGCAGGCAGCGACATATATCTACAAACCAATTTCGGAGGTCTATAAATGTATGGTGGACTGTACGAAATCAAGTGCCTACCAACCGGAAGAAGTTACTACGGCTCTTCTAAGTCGATTGTGGTCAGGCTTGATCAGCATTTGAGGATGCTTAAACGAGGCGTACACCACTCTGCCCCACTTCAATTTGCTTGGGGTAAGTATGGTGAAGATGCTTTTTTGCTAAAGCCAATTGCATATCTTGAGGAAGATGATTTGCTTCCATCGGAGCAGCGACTCTTAGACGCAGCTTTTACTTCCGGTGTCCGTCCATACAACTGCGCAAAGAACGCTGTATCTCCTATGAAAGATCGCGTTCACAGCGAAGAAACCAAAAGACTATTTTCTGAGTCTAGGACTGGCCGAAAGAATGCGTTCTTCGGTAAAAGCCACTCGGAAGCGTCCAAGGAAAAGATATCTAAATCGAAGATTGGATTGCCTGCTCACAACATTGGAAAGCCTGTCACTGATGAAGTAAAGGCAAAGATATCTGCATCGAAAAAAGGCAAGCCGTCTAGCAAAAAAGGGGTTCTAAACACTGCATGCCGCAGAGGACACCTTTTTGACTTTGAAAACACGTATGTGCACAAAGGGGCGCGCCAATGCAGGGCTTGCAGAAAAGAAGCATTTACAAGGTTCTTAAGTAATAAACGAGAGGAAAACAAGCTATGACGCCAACCCCAGTATTCGCCCAAACGCCTAAGCAATTCGTTGCCACGCTCACAAGCCCTACGGCGGTCACATCCCGCGCAAACATCACCGGCACGACTGGTCTTGTGGTGCTTGTTCCAGTAGGTCAAACCAATGGCTTTAGGCTGGACAACATTTCGGTAAAAGCCAAAGCCTCGCACGCAGCCGCGCAGGTTGGTATCTGGCTCTATGACGGCACGACTTCATATCTCCTAAAAGAGATTGATATGGGCATTGCGATTACCGCATCTACCACCGTCGCGTCTAAAGAAACATCGACGGACTACACAAACCTGTACCTTACTGCCACTCAGGGCCTGTACGTCAGCATCACTGTAGTTCAGGATATTTCCGTATTCGCTTCGGGGGGAGCGTTCTAAATGGGCAGCTTCGACTACGGTAGAAGTAGCGGGTCTACCATTTCAAAATACTCGCAATCAGCGGTTATCTCTAGCAATGGTTCAATCTCCATCCCATCGGGCACAAAACGCATTGAAGCGCTGCTGTGCGGGGGTGGTGGCGGTGGCGGTACTGGTGGTCAAGGTGGCGGCTTCGGCGGTTGCCAGATATACGCCATTCCAGTAGTCGGCCCCACGCTTGATGTTGTTATCGGTGGTGGTGGCGCGGTAGACACAGCAGGCGGCACAACAACCGTATCTATAGGCGGCACGCTCTACGCTGCCGTCGGTGGTGGCGGCTTCGGGCGAGGCTCCATCACTACGGCTGGCAGTGGGCGTTACGGTGCTGGCGGTGGCGGGTCAACTAATAACGGCGGCGCTGGTGGCCCTCCGTTCTCGCCTAATTACTTGTGGTCTGCACTTGATGTAGTAACCCGCACGGGCTCCCCCGTTGGGTTTGTATATACCAGCAACACAACCACGCTATTCCGGGCCTTGGGCGCTGGCGCAACTTCTGATTCTGTGACTGCGACAGACGGTTATGCAGGATGGGGCGGCGGTGGTGGTTCTGCTGCTGTTGGAACCGCTGGTTCTGGCGGCGGCGCAGGTTCTGGTACTGGCGTTGCTGGTCCTGGCGGCGGTGGCGCTGGTACGGGTGCAGCGCTTCCAGGCGGATCTATGGCTTCCGTTTCTATCTGGGGCTTGACCGGCTTTGCTGGTGGCGCTGGTGCTACTGCTGGCGGTGGTGGCGGCGGAATGTTGGCCGTTGGTTCTGCTGCCGTAACGACTACTGGCGGCGCAGGCGGTAACGGCGGCGGTGGTGGTGGAGGTGGAACTGTTGCAGGCGTTGGCGGTAACGGTTTCGTGATCTTCCGCTTTTACTCATAGGCACGCCATGAAATACCAAATCATTGAAAACGGCTATGTCGTGAATACCGTCATAGCAGATGCACCAAAAGCCGCTAACTGGATTCAGTCTGACACGGGCGGCATTGGCTGGTCTTATGCCAACGGCGTGTTTACTGCGCCTGCAAATCCACCAACACCAGAAGACCCATGCGAGTGGTTGATTGATCTAGGCCCGTTCTATGACCGATTTGGCGCGGCAAAGATGGCGGTTCTGACCAGTACAGACGCAGGTGTAAAAGCCATTCTGAGCGATGTTGCTGTTCGTAAGTGGATTGACCTAGAACGCGCTGATGTTGCATTGTCATTGGCCTACATCGGCAGCGTGGTCCCTTCGGTAAACGGAACACTGCAAACAGCGATTCTCACTACTCCGGTTACCGCTGACGAAAACCGCGCACTGCGCAAACTGTACTTCTAGCCATGCGGATTCATTACGTTATCCGCGTGTTGCTTGCGGTAGACCAACTTGCAAATGTTGTGTTGTGCAATGGCGACCCTGACGAAACCATGTCTGCAACCTCGTACCGCATGCACAGGGACGGCAGGTTTTGGGGCTTCATGATGCCCATCATCGACCTGATGTTCTGGTGGCAAGGTCCGAATCATTGCCGCAATGCGTACTTGAAAGAAATTGCGCGTGTGCAGTATCCAGACGAATACCGGGGGCTGTAAATGGACACTCTGATAACAGCCGCCATTGTTGCAATATCTGCGACTTGGGCGCTATGGGTGTTTTATCTCGCGGTGATGGCTCTCAAGCGTGCCAAAGACGAGAACAAGCTATCCCGTACAGCGCTGGTTCTGGGCACTCCCGTTTTGTGGATTGGCTACACGCTGGACGCCTTTGTAAACGTCACTGTTATGACGGTGGTTCTGATCGAGCTACCCCGCGAAGTGCTGGTGACAGACAGGCTCAAACGGCACAAATCGTCTACAGGCTGGCGGCTAAAAGTTGTGCTCTGGTTTGAGCCAATCCTTGACCCGTTCGACCCATCTGGCGATCACGTATGACAAAAACACAAGCATTCCGGGGGCAATAAATGGGCGAGTTTCAAGTAATCATTAACCTGGCCGCTGGCACTTCAATTGCCGCAATGGGTTGGTTTGCGCGTCAGTTGTGGGACGCAGTTAAAGAGCTAAAGACGGACCTTGCAAAGCTGCGCGAAGAAATAGCAAAAGACTACGTGCCGAAAGACGATTTTAGAGAGTTGGCCAAAGACTTGCGCGAAATGTTGCGCGAGATAAGCAACAAGCTGGACAACAAGGCAGACAAGTAATGCTTTATTCGGTCAACACTTGCGGCATTGGCATTGCTGCTGATCTGACGCCTGAAGAACTAGGCGACGGCGTTTGGAGCGAGTCAAGCAACATCCGTTTCAACAACGGCTACGCGGAACGATTCAAGGGCACTGTGCAGGTTTTCTCTGCGCCTGCTGTTACTCCGTACTACATCGCGCCCTATGCAACTTCTACGGCTCGCTATTGGGTCCATGCGGGTCTAGGCGCTGTTTTTGTTGACGATGGCACCACTAGGACCGACATTACAGGAACAGGCCCTACAGGGGCTATTGATGACCGCTGGACGGGCGGTTCTATCAATGGTGTTCTGATTCTGAACAACGGCAAGGATGTACCAACGTATTGGGCTGGTGATACCGCTAATAACCTTGCAACCATCGGAGGATGGGACGCTGGATGGAGAGCGCAATCACTGCGACCCTTTAAGAACTTCATTGTCGCTTTTGGTATTACTAAAGGCTCCACAATTTACCCGCACATGGTTAAGTGGTCAACGACTCTTAACCCTGGCTCTATAACTTCTGCTGGTGATTGGGACGAAACAGACCCCGCTAAAGACGCAGGCGAACAAGACCTAGCCGAGACACCCGATTTGCTTGTAGATGCCATGCCTATGGGCGACACGATGGTGATCTACAAAGAACGGTCGATGTACTCCATGACGTATGTGGGCGCACCGTTTATCTTTCGCTTCCAACGTCTACCCGGAGAAACTGGAATGCTGGCCCGTGGATGTGGCGTTAACACTCCATACGGCCATGTCGTTTTGACCGCTGGTGATGTGGTTCTTAACACGGGTCAAGGTGTCAACTCCATTGCCAACGGGCTTGTCAGAAACCTGATCTTTAAGAACATCGACAGCACTAACTACAAGCGTGCTTTCGTTACTTCTAACCCTCAGAAGAATGAAGTGTGGATTTGCTTTCCATTCGGTACGGCTTCGGTCTGCAATAAGGCATGTGTTTGGAACTGGATTGATAAAACATGGGCTATACGTGAGTTGCAGAACGTAACTTATGGCGCATTTGGTCAGATAAATATCTCTGCTGTTAGCTCTACATGGGCAGACACGGGTTCATGGGAAACAGACGCAACAAGCTGGAACGAGAACGAATATTCACCAGCAGAAGCACGTTTATTGATGTGCCACAGTACCCCACTGATAAGCCTTACAGACACGGGAACAAGTGATCTAGGCACGCTGATAAACGCATCTATTGAGCGCACTGGCATCACCTTGGGCGACCCGTACAGCGTCAAGACGATCACAGGCATTCGGCCAAAGATCGACGGCAACACTGGGGCGACGGTGACGGTGCAAGTAGGCGCTTCGATGTACCCCGATGCGGCTCCAGTGTGGTCTGCCGCTCAGACGTTCACCATTGGGCAGTCAATCAAGATTGATTCTTTTGCAACAGGCAGGTACTTGGCCGTCAGGTTCTCAAACGCTGATTTTTCGGGCTGGCGCATGAAGTCGTTTGATATTGAGTATGTCAAAGCGGGGGCGTTTTAATGGCTCGCTACACACCCGGCAACGTGCCAACAGAGCAGACCGCAATGGTTGAGTTTCTGTGCTCAGAACTTGCCAAGATTGCACAGGCAATGGAGACGGCAGACGAACGCATAACGCTGCAAACGCTCTACGCACCTCCCAACAAGTTTGGAGAGGGAACAACGGTTAAAGCAGACGGTACAACTTGGGACCCAGGCTCAGGCGCTGGCACTTATCAATATCGCGGCGGCGCGTGGCGCTTCTTAGGTTAACGGAGGAAAAACATGGCAGACAATCTCGGACTACCCACGGCAACATCGCAGCAAATCAGCGACTATTGGAACGCGAACAAAAACAACCCGCAGGCGATCTACGACGGGTTGCAGCAAACCAATACATCCATATCGCAAGCGGCGGCGGCGGCTGGTATGTCGGTTCCACAGTTCAATCAATACCTGCTTGGCCCAACAATGGCCGACGCGACAAACTCAAACAACATCCAGCGGCTAGACGGCACCAGCACGAACATGCTTGGCGTGCAAAACACATCGGCACCAGGGGCGTACCAAAGCAGGCTGCAAGATGACCCCATGTTTGGCTTCTACGGTGCCAATGGTGCAGGCGCTCCCGCTGGTACACCTAGCGGCGGCGCTGCTGGTGGTGCTTATGGCGCTGGTGGTGGCGGCGGTGGGGGTGGAGGCACTAACCCATATCTGCAAGGCATGGGGCAGAACATCATCAACCAGATGACGGAAAATTTCACCCGCAATCAGCTACCGTCTTTACGGTCTGGAGCTATGGCGGCGGGTGGCTTCGGTGGCTCGCGTCAAGGTGTGATCGAAGCAAATGGGTTGAACGACTTAAACCGTGGCATAGGTCAAAACCTTACAAACCTCTACGGCCAAGACTACACCAACCAACAAAATCGCAACCTGCAAGACAAGTCGATTAACAACAGCTACGACTTGGGTAGTCGCAGCCTGAACAATCAATACGACTTGGGACTCCGGTCTAGCGACCTTGGGTTTGCCAATCTTGATGCAAATATTGCAAATAGCAATTTCAGCAACCAGCTAAACGCCGCGAATTTCGGATTGAACGCTACCAACTCGATGAATCAGCAGAACGGCGCAGCTATTCAGGCGGGAACTGATATTCAGCAAACGCCAATGCGCTACGCAAAGTATTTTGGCGATCAAGCGAACCAGGCAGGGGGGCAGGGCGGCACTTCGTCCGGCACGCAAACCGGCGCTAGTAACCCGTGGGTTGGCGCAGTTGGCGGCGGCATGGCAGGCTGGGATTTGTACCAGCAATACCAAAAATCCCAGCAGCCCAAAACTGGCCCATAACCGCGTTATAGAATGAAAACCATTCAATTACTCGGGCTCACTAAAGAGCAATTGACGTTTGATCCTAACGGGCGGCACCACTACGGGGCCGGGTTGCATATCCGGCAAATGAGCCTTCCTGCTGGTAAGACTTCGATTACACACAACCATGAACACGACCATTTATCGGTGTTGGCTAGTGGATCATGTGTTATTCGCGGAGATGGTTCTGAGAGGGTATTGCATGGCCCTACTTGTGTACCAATACTAGCTGGAATTCACTATGCAATTACTGCTCAAACGGATGTGGAATGGTTCTGCATTTCAGACGATAAACACGACGAATTTATAGGAGATTGATATGCCATGGATGTCATTACTCGCGCCAGTCGTTGGCGCACTTGTTGGTGGTGCCGCTAACAAAGGTGGACAACAAGCCACTACGGAACAGAAGCGCGAACCTTGGGATAAAGCACAACCGTACATTTTGGACAACCTTAAAAAAGGCCAAGAACTACAACGCTTTTACGAGCAAAACCCGTTTAATCAGCAGCAGATTGAAGGCTATTCCAATCTATTCAACGACACAAACAATTTCCGCAACAACACCATGCCGGGGTTGATGGATTTTGCGAATAGAGGAATGACCAGCACTTACCAGCGACAAACGGGCGGCGCTCCCGGCTCTGGTGGTGGGTATGGCGGTGCAGTGCGTCCTGGCGGGTTGTTGCAATCTGGTACTGGTGCTTTTGCTGCGCCTATCAAAAACACCGGGCAAGTCGGGCAACCAAACGGATTGCTTGATCTTAACGGCGCACAAAACCCTTTCTTTACTGGTAACAAGCCAGTAGCCGCACCAGTAGCCGCGCCGCCTGTAGACCCACTAGCGGGGCTCAGTCCAGAAATGATTGAGTTTCTTAAACGAATGATGGCCGCAAACGGTGTCGATAACTCCGGCACTGGCACTGGTGCTGACGGCAGCGCTAGTGGCGGTGTTGGCGGGCTTGGTGTTGGTGATGCTGGCACTGGTGGCAGCGGAGACTAGGGGGAAATTATGGGACTACTAGACAACGCAATGGATTCGCCCACATTCCGCATAGGCATGGGCCTGCTAAGTGGCGCAGGGCAATCGGCCAACTTTGGGCAGATTCTGCAAAGCGCATTGCAGGGCAATGAAGAGTACAAGGTACGCCAGCAGCAAGCTAAGCGGGCTGCTATGCAAGACCAAATGCAGCAGATGCAGATGGCGCAGGCACAGGCACAAATGGCGCAGCAGCAGAAGCTGCAAGGGCTGGCTTCGCAATTCGCGAAACCCAAAGGCTTTGACTACGGCGGCTATGCAAACGCTATGGCAGGCGTTGACCCTATGCGAGCTATGGAGATACAAAAAAGCCTAGCCAAGCAAGGGCCAGAGTTTTCAACTGCGCCACAGTACGACCAAGCAGGCCGCGCTTTCATCCTGGCAAAAGACGGCAGCATGAAATATCTGGACGGCGTGACGGCTCGGGACAAGCTGGAGTCTGAACGATTGGGCGATAAGGTTGTATTTCGCAACCCGTACAGCGCGGAGGCTGTGGGCAGCATGGCAATCGGTCAATCTGCTGATAGCAGGGCGTCTAACGCGGTTTCCATGCGTGGACAGAACATGACCGACTCTCGCGCAAGAGAGGCCAACTACATCCAGCAGCAGGCAGGCCGCACGCAGATCATGCAAACCCCCGAAGGCTTGATCGCCATTGACAAGGGTACAAACCAAGCTGCACCCGTGACATTGGGCGGCTCTCCCGTTCGCAGCGAAGATTCCATGAAGAAGACCGCCAACGCTAAGACGGTAATTTCTCTACTGGACGAAGCCGACAAGCTATTACCTAACTCCACCGGAAGCTTAGTCGGAACGGGCGTGGATATGGGCCTAGGCGCTGTAGGCGTGGCAACCAAGGGCGCTAAGTCTGTTGCACAGCTCAAGGCCATTGAAGGCCAATTGATTGCAAGTATGCCGCGCATGGAAGGCCCACAGTCTGACTCTGACCGACTGTTGTACCAAAAAGCTGCGGGTGACTTGGCGAACCCAATGGCACCAGTTGCAACACGGCAAGCGGCATCTGGAACTATCCGCAAGCTGCAAGAGCGGTACACGGGCGCACAGACAAATAACATTCAATCGCTTTTGGATAAGTATAAATAATGGCAACATTAGAGCAACTCCAATCCGCGCTAGTTAAAGCAGACGCAGCCGGAAACACTGACGATGCACGTGCGTTTGCTTCTGAGATTCGGAAGATGCAGGCGACATCAGCACCCGCACAAGCCCCAGAAACATCGCTTTTCCAAGACGTAAAGCAAGGGCTTGGCAACGTTATTGCGGGCGGTGTGCGTGGCGCTGGCTCCATCGGCTCCACATTGATAGCCCCATACGACATAGCAAAAGACGCACTAGCAGGAAAAGGGTTATCCCTTGAATCTAACCGTCAACGGCGTGCAGACATGGATTCCGCTCTAGGTTCTATGGGCGCAGAAACCGACTCTTTTGGGTATGGCGCTGGCAAACTAGCAGGTGAAGTCATGGGTACGGCTGGCGCTGGTGGTGCACTGGCTAACGGTACGCGCATGGGCCTTGCTATGGCTGGTAAAGCGGTCCCAACTGCTGTGCAGCCTTTGTTGTCTGCAATCTCTAGCGGCGGGTTCAATGCTGGCGGCGCAGGTATGGCTACCCGTGCGGCTGGCGGCGCTATATCTGGCGGGTTGTCTGCTGGTCTGGTTAACCCAGAAGACGCAGGAACAGGCGCGTTAGTTGGCGGCGCTTTGCCTGGTGTTGTCAAGGTAGCAGGCGAAGCCGGAAAGCTGGCAGGCCGCGCAGGGGCGGGCCTTGCAAAGAACACGCTAGGCATGACTACGGGCGCAGGCGCTGAGACATTCGGCACAGCCTACCGCGCAGGCAAGGAAGGCGGGACCAGCTTTCTGGACAACATGCGCGGCAATGTGCCAATGACTGACGTTCTGGACAGCGCAAAAGATGCATTGTCAAAGATGCGGGTAGAGCGCGGCAATCAGTACCGTAGTGGCATGGTGGACATTGCAAAAGACAAATCGGTGATCGACTTTGCGCCGATTGATAACGCTGTTAACTCATTGAAAACGATGGGCAGCTTCAAGGGCCAAGTTATCAACAAGAACGCAGCCGGAACGGTTGACGAAATCACCGGGTTAGTTAGCCAATGGAAAGACCTAAACCCCGCTGAATATCACACGCCTGAAGGCTTGGACGCACTGAAGAAGGCGATAGGCGATGTGCGGGACGCTACGCAATTCGGCACGCCTGGACGCAAGGCGGCAGACACTGCTTACAACTCGGTCAAGGCGCAGATTGACATGCAGGCACCTACCTATGCAAAGGTAATGCGGGACTACAGCCAAGCAAGTGATGTTCTTTCAGAGATTGAGCGAACACTATCGCAAACGCCAAAAGCTTCTGTAGATACTTCAATGCGCAAGCTGCAAAGCCTGATGCGCAACAACGTAAACACGAACTACGGCAACCGACTGGAAATGGCTAAGAAGCTGGAAGAAAACGGTGCAGAGATTTTGCCAGCTATCGCGGGGCAAGCTGCATCGTCGTTTACTCCGCGTGGCCTACAGGGGTTGGCCGCTACTGGTGCCGGTGTTGCAAGCCTGTCAAATCCGTTAACTATGGCGGCACTTCCATTCACATCACCCCGATTGATGGGCGAACTGTCCTACGGATTGGGTGCAATGAATCGCGGCATAGGCAATGCAGCTAGTAGGGTTGGCGGTGCAGCTTCTCCGCTGCTAGGCCGCACCCCTGGTGGGCTTCTGGATGTGCAGCAATTCGCCCCACTGTTAACAACTGCGCCGGTCATTTCCTTTTCGCAAAGATAAGACCCCAAAGGAACGCAAGGGCTGCCATTACGCCCAGCTTCCACAGCATGTAGTCGGTGTATTCCATCCCCCGCATTCTAGTAACTCTAGAGGAATAAGCAATGAACCTATCGGAACATTTCACGCTTGACGAGTTTTGCACGTCTCAGACGGCGGCGCGGCTGGGGATATTGAACGACCCACCCCTAGAGGT